TACAATGCAGCGACAACTCAAAAACCTACATGGGCGAACTGGTATAATCAACCGATTACACCGGCTAATAGTGAAGACGTTACGGCTTTCGTAATCGACAACCCTCTACAACTGTTTACAGTTAGTGCAGACGCAGCAATAACTCAAGCAAACTTTGGTAGAACTTGTGGAGTTACTGTAACTGCGGCAGGATCAGAAACTTCTGGTCAGTCAAGTTCAGAGCTAACAGTTGGAACTATATCAGACACAGCAAATCAATGGCGTGTGTTAAGAATGGCAGAAGATCCTGAAAATAACGATAACGCAGCAGCGAATAGCACTGTAGTTGTATGTCAGAATCTTAACCAGTACTTAATTAGCGCACTAACATGGCAATAATAGGAGCATAATAACATGGCAATATCACGAGCACAGCTAGTTAAAGAACTAGAACCAGGTTTGAATGCACTATTCGGTCTGGAATATAAAAAGTATGAAAATCAGCACGCTGAGATTTATACGACGGAATCATCAGACAGAGCTTTCGAAGAGGAAGTAATGTTATCTGGTTTCGCTAACGCAGATGTAAAAGCAGAAGGTCAAGGCGTATCATACGATGATGCACAAGAGACTTACACTGCAAGATACACTATGGAAACGATCGCGCTAGCTTTCGCTATCACAGAAGAAGCAATAGAGGACAACCTTTATGACAGACTTTCTTCTAGATACACAAAAGCACTAGCAAGATCTATGTCTAACGCAAAAGAAGTTAAAGGCGCTAACCCTTTAAATAATGGTCTACCATCAATAACTGGTACATCAACATTTAAATCAGGTGATGCTGTAAACTTGTTTAGTACTTCTCACCCAACTATCGCGGGTACAGTATCAAACACTTTAGCAACTCAAGCGGACTTAAACGAAACTTCATTAGAACAAGCATTGATTGATATCGCTGCTCTAACTGATGAAAGAGGTTTGAGAATAGCTGCAAAAGGAGTTAAAATGATAATTCCTTCTGCAAATCAGTTCAATGCTGAAAGACTTATGAAGTCTCAAGGCAGAACTCAAACAGCTGATAATGACATCAATGCAATCAACTCAATGGGTATGATTCCTCAAGGTTACAGAGTGAACAACTTCCTAACTGATTCTGATTCTTGGTACATCATTACAGATTGTCCTAATGGTATGAAGATGTTCTCAAGAACTCCATTGACTACTTCAATGGAAGGAGACTTCGATACAGGCAATGTTAGATACAAAGCTAGAGAAAGATACGCTTTCGGCGTTTCTGACTTTAGAGGTATCTACGGTTGTGAAGGTGCGTAAGCAATAATCATTTTGTGGCCGGACATGTTTCGGCCACATTTTAATAGTAGAAAGAAAAATTATGAAAAAAACTCTAATCAATATCTGGGCCTACAACTACCATGCTAAATTTAGTATTGAACATGTTGATGATACAGTTGAAAATATTGAAAAAGTTATACTTGACAAACTAGGAGAAAAGAGTATAGTTTGGGAACATCTCGGAGATAGTTATCATCCGGGATTAAATAGAATAACTTATGAAGAGGTTATTAATGATACGAGACCTATACAAACAAAAAAGGTACTTGGAGTTGAAGTGGCAACAGGAGCATCTGGATAATAACAGATATACTCTTGAAATGGTTAGGATTGATGACACGATTAAAAAGGTCATTACTGACATAAAGCTTGAAGAAGCTAGAATTGCTGACGTTCAAAATAGAGTTGAAAACTCTGCTCCACAAGTTTCTGTAGCTACTTAAGTCACCAAAGCTACATCGCGTAAATCGCATTTTTACCGTAGGATCTCTTGCACTCTATTCAAATCTAGTGTACTACTTACTTACTATATAATAAATTAATTGAATGCTGACCTAATATAGTGGACGGCCTAGAGACAGTATTCATAATAACTAGGAGAATATATCATGGCAACAACTCTATTTAGAGGACCCGTACTTCAAGGGAAAATCAATGAAGCAGGTTTAACTGGATTTAATATTGAAAAAAAAGAATCTAGCTATACTGTAGCAAACGGTGATTCAGGAAAAACACTTACATCAAAAACTGATGGTGTTGTTTTTACTTTACCTGCAATCTCAATCGGAAGAGTAATTACATTTGTAAATACTGCACAAGATGGCGTTAACACTTTTACAATTAGTCCTAATGCTGCGGATGGTATTTTGTATGCTGGATCTTTAACAGACGATAAAGATCTTATTAATACACAATCTACATCTAAAGTAGGTGACTTTGTTACTCTTGCATCTTTGAACTCAACTGTTTTTTGGACAGTTGTAGACGTTCAAGGTGTTTGGGCAAAAGAAGCATAATAAATAATTAAGAGGCCCTTCGGGGCCTCTACAAAATTTTAAGGAGAATAAAATTATGTCAATAACATCAAAAGTAAGACAATCAGTTGTGTTAGCAGCAGACGGACAAGTGCAAGCACTCGTAGCCGGTTCAGCAGCCAACATTACTAAAGCAAATATTATGACTATATATGCTCAAGCTTCTGCAGCAGATGCTGAAATTAAACTTTATAATGAAATAGGGACTGCTAAAACAGCTTCTGCATTAATTTTTCATGGTAAGTTTGGAACAGCAGCTAATGAAATTATGGAATTTAATTTACCAGGAGCAGGTATTTATGCTAACACTGGAATATATGCAGATGTAACTAACTGTGATTTCTTTTATATAGTAGGAACATTTTAAAGGAGTATTAAATGTCTAATACAACTTCAGGAGCTTATGCATTTGATCAGAACTTTTCTATTGATGAAATTATACAAGACGCTTATGAGCGTATTGGTTTAGTAGGAACTGCTGGACATCAATTAAAAACAGCCAAGAGATCTTTAAATATTTTATTTCAAGAATGGGGAAACAGAGGTGCACACTTTTGGGAAATTGGAAACACTAATATTAATTTAATAGTAGGTTCAACTACTGATGTAAATGCAACTGACGAAGGTGCAGGTACTTATACTTTTTATAGAAACTCAGTTGATAGTGCCGCAGCCGCAGCCGCTTCACCTCAAGCAACCACAGTACCAACAACAAATGTTTACGGTATTACAGATATTTTAAATGTTAACTATAGACAAAATTATAATACAACTTCTCAATCAGATACAGGTTTAACTAAAGTTGCAAGAGACGCTTATGCTGCAACAGCAAATAAAGCAGCTAATGGAACACCATCACAATTTTGGATACAAAGATTTATTGATAAAGTTACGATAACACTTTACCCTTTACCTAACTCAACTGCTGCAAGTAATTATTTAAATATTCATTATGTAAAAAGAATTCAAGATGTTGGAGCTTACACTAATGCAACTGATACCCCTTATAGATTTGTTCCGGCAATGGTTGCAGGATTAACTTATTATTTATCTATGAAATTTGCACCCCAAAGAACACAAGAAATGAAATTATTATATGAGGATGAATTTGCTAGAGCGTTAGCCGAAGATGGCTCTCCAGCTAGTACTTACATTACTCCTAAAGCATATTACCCTGGAGTTTAATTATGGCTAGATTTGCAAAAGGAAGTAGAGCACTCTCTATCTCAGATAGATCAGGGGCCGCGTTTCCTTATAAAGAAATGGTTAAAGAATGGACAGGAGCCTGGGTTCACACATCTGAATTTGAAGCTAAACAACCCCAATTAGAACCACATCCAGTAGGCGCAGATCCACAAGCTTTATTACACGCAAGACCTGCAAGAACAGAATTTGCAGTACAAGATATTTTACCAGAAAATCCTTTTACAACTACCGCTGCATCAACAACTTTAAGTGTATCTTTTCCAAACAATGGTTTAAACGCAGGAACTTCTTATGTAAGATTTCAAGCTGTTAAACAAAATGTTGGAGGCGTTGTGGTATCTACATTTGAATTAGCTACAACTTTAAATGAAACACTTACTGCTTCGGATACAACAATTACTTTAACTGATGCATCAGAATTTCCAACATCAGGATACATTGTAATTGAAAAAGTAAATAGTACATCTGGAGCTTATGAAAATGAAACTATTCAATACACAGGAAAATCAACTAATGATTTAACAGGATGCACTAGAGGAACGGCAGCACCTTATAGAGGAGCTACTCCTCCAGCTACAACTGCAGGAACACACGCTAGTGGAGCAAAAGTATATGGATCTTATTTAGCAACAGCTATAGCAACAACAGTAGTTGTGGGTCCTAAAGCATCACAAACAGAAACGTTATATAATTCATTAACTGTGCCTTTAGTATCTAATGCAACTACAGCAGTAACAGGAGGCGGTTTTCAGTGTACAATTGGACCCGTTAATGATAGAGGTTAACTATGGCAGGATTAACACATTATACATATAGTACTTTAGTAACAGCTATCAGAGATTATACTGAAGTTGATGCTAATGTATTTACAGAAACTATTGTTGATGGTTTTATTATGGCTGCTCAACACAGAATTAATTTAGACATTCCAATGGATGCAGATAGATTTGTTCAAGAAGGAACAATGGCAGCTGATGTAAATAGTATAAGAGTACCTGCAGGAGCTTTATTTGTAAGAGGTGTAGAAGTATTTAATGCCTCTAATACTACGGAACAAGGTACATGGTTAGAGAGACGTGATCAAACTTTTTTATCTGAATATGTAGGAAGATTAACAGGTCCAGAAGGGTCGACTTCATCAGGTGCAGATGTTACAGGAACTCCTAAATATTACTCTATGTTTGGTGGAGCAACAGGATTAAGTGATACAACCT